AAGGCTTGCAAAGAAGCAGGATTAAAAGAGGTTTCAATAATTAAGGCATCCGAATTAACACCAGAGCAACAAGCGGAGTTTATAGTAAAAGATAATATTGGATTTGGCGAATGGGATTATGAATTATTATTAAATGCATACGATTCTTCAGAGTTGGAAGCGTGGGGGTTGGACCTGCCTGATTTGCCAGAAAAAGAATTAGAAGCGGAGGAGGATGGATACGAAATAGCTGACGAAATAGAAAGCGACATTCTTATTGGTGATTTATTTGAGATAGGCGAACACCGATTGTTGTGCGGCGATTCAACTAAAAAAGAACAGTGGGGTATTTTAATGAATAACAACGAGGCCGACATGGTAATGACGGACCCGCCGTATAATGTAAATTATGAGGGTGGCACTGGTTTAAAAATTATGAACGACAAAATGAGCAATAATTCATTTTATGATTTTTTATTTGATTTTTATTCTGCATTAGGATTTTATACAAAAAAAGGGGGGGCTTGGTATGTTTGGCACGCTGATAGTGAAGGTGCTAATTTTCGCAGCGCATTTACAAATAGTGGACTATTGCTTAAACAATGTTTGATATGGGTTAAAAATAGTTTAGTGATGGGCCGCCAAGATTACCACTGGAAACATGAACCATGTCTATATGGTTGGAAGGAAGGGGCCGCTCATTATTTTATAGATGACAGAACGCAAACCACGGTAATTGAAGATGAGATTAATGTAAGTAAACTAACAAAAGACGAAATGAAAAAAATGCTATATGATATAATTAGGGATAAATTGGCGAGTACAATAATACATTGTGATAAACCACATAGCAATGATGTGCACCCAACCATGAAACCAATTTTATTATTAGCGCCATTGATTAAAAACAGTAGCAAAACAAATGAAATCGTGGCTGACGGATTTTTAGGTAGCGGCTCTACAATGGTAGCATCCCACCAACTCAAACGCAAATGTTATGGCATGGAACTTGACCCAAAATATTGCCAAGTTATTGTGGACCGAATGAAAAAATTAGATACCCAATTAATTGTTAAAAAGAACGGAGTGGAAATATGAGAGGCGTAAAACCATTACCAACGGCAATTAAAGAACTGCGCGGAACTATTGAAAAATCCCGAGTGCTTCCAAACGAAATGACGGTTACAATAAATAAGGAAATACCAGAGGCTCCAGAAGATTTAAACGCCGAGGGCAAAAAGTTATGGAATGAGGTTTGCCATGAATTAAAAAACAATAACCTGCTGGCAAATGTAGACTTGGGATTAGTAGAGGCCTATTGTGCAGAACTGGCCCAATACAAAGAAGCGGTAAGGCAAATTAAAAAGACAAGCCCATTAATTAAAAGCCCTTCGGGTTATGCAATGGTAAGCCCATGGCAAACAATTCGCAGGCAGTCATTAAAAGCGGCGATGGATTTAGGTCAGCTCTTCGGAGTGACGCCAAGCGCTCGAACCAGAATAGGAACCAATGGGCCAAAAGCCACCAGTAAACTAGAACTATTGCAAAAATCTAAAATAGCATGAAAAAGAAAATCGAATTAACCGAGCCAGTCAAAGTAACGGCGGGCGTAACCTTTCGCTTAGAAGTTAGCGGATTGCATTTTATTATTTGCCGCGCACAGGGCGGCGCGTTTAAGCCATGTGGCAAGGATGGGCTTTGGAGCGATACGCCGCACCTTTACAGAAACCAATACCTTGCGCAGATAGCTTTAGATTATTTCTTTGCGAATAGCTGAGCAATATATTGAGGGCGTAACTTCTGGGCGCGTAGTTGTGTGCGAACACGTGCGCAATGCTGTGAATAGGTATTTAACAGACCGCGCTAACGGTTGGGGTTTTTCCGAGAACTACGCGCAGCACGCTATCGACTTTATCGAACAGCTCGAGCACTCGACGGGCGACTATGCCGGCAAGCCCTTTAAGTTGGAAGGGTGGCAGGCGTTTATTGTTTGGAATCTGTTTGGCTTTCTCAATCCCGACGGCTCGCGAAGATTTACGCGCGCTTATGTAGAGGTACCCCGAAAAAATGGTAAATCGACTTTCTCCAGTGCGGTTATGCTTTACGGCTTAATGGCCGACGGGGAAAGCGCGGCGCAAGTTTATAGCGCAGCTACAAAGTTAGATCAGGCAATGATGGTATTTGCAGAAAGCGTAAGGGTTTGCCAAAATGTCGACTGGCTTGCAGAATCATTAACCGTTAACAACTCAGTAAACAATAGGCGGATATTGTACGGCCAAAGTATCTACAAGCCCCTCGAATGGAACCCAAGTAAACAGGACGGACTAAATACTCACTTTGCAGTTATTGACGAATACCACGCGCACCCTAATGATGAGCTTTACAATGTATTGCGCAACTCGATGGGGGCAAGAAGGCAACCGTTGTTATTTACAATTACGACCGCGGGCTTTAATCGTGAGTCGCCTTGCTATAAGCATCGCAATTACTGCGCCTCTGTTTTATCTGGCGCTATTGTAGACGATGCTTTGTTCAGCGTCATTTACACGCTCGACGAAGGCGACGATTGGACAGACTCGGCAAACTGGGCCAAGGCTAATCCAAATTGGGGCATTTCGGTTTATCCGCGTCAGTTAGAGCAGGCGCTAACCGAGGCTAAGGAATTTGTACACAAAGAAGTTGAATTTAAAACTAAGCTGCTGAACGTGTGGACCGACACGGCCCTAACTTGGATCAATGACAGCGTTTGGATGGATTGCGCCGAGTCGCAACAGTTAGACGGGATTTGTTACGGCGGGTTGGATTTGGCGAGCACTGGAGACTTTTGCGCGTTTACTTTATACTGGCCCGAGTATTCGGCTATTCGCACTTGGTATTTTTTGCCAAGCGAGGCAGCTTATAGGCGAAAGGATGCGGCAGGGGCTTCTATACGGCAATGGATTGCAGACGGTGTAATTACTGCAACCGATGGCAACGTAACGGATTATAATTTTATTAAGGCCCAAATATTAGATTTAGCTTTGGAGTTTGAAATAAAGGACATTGCTTACGATAGATTCAACGCTAGCCAGCTTGTAATAGATTTACAAAACGAGGGATTGCAAATGTTTCCCTTTGGTCAGGGCTTTATTTCAATGAGCAGCCCAACTAAGGAACTGGAGCGCCTGGTAAAAGACGGCAGGCTTAAACACGATGGCAACCCAGTTACCCGTTGGATGATGGGCAATGTATTGCTAGCAAACGACCCAGCGGGCAATATTAAGATTAACAAAGCAAAGAGCGGGGACAAGGTCGATGGGCCTGTATCTATTGTAATGGCATTGGGCACGGCTATGCAGGACGCTGCCAAAGAAAAAGAATCTGACTTTTGGTTTATAAGCTTATGAGATTCGTTGACGATTTTATGAACAAGTATTATTTTAACCTTCCTAAGTTTAGGACTTACGAGGATGCCTATAACGCAACGGAAGCCGAATATCTGGAAAGGTACGGCGTGCCACGCTATAAAAACTACGACGTTTTTCGCTCGGCTCTTTGTAGGTGGCTAGCACAGGGGCGGAATAAATAAGATTTGTTAACACGGCAAAATTTAAGCAGTTGTAATTTGCACCGATGAATTTAAGATTCTGGGAAAGGAAAACAGAAAAACGCTCGATGCTAACGCAGCCCGCGGACTGGTTTGTAAATACCTTAAACAATATTTTTGGCTATCAAACCAAAAGCGGCCAAGCCGTAAATAATACAACGGCGCTAAGTATTGCATCCGTGCACGCTTGCGTCAGAGTTATTGCTGATGGAATCGCAGGGCTAGGGCTAAAGTTGTATAAAGATGATGGGCAGAACAGGGATCAAATTATAATCCACTACGCCACAGCTTTAACTAACGAGCCGAATCCCTATCAAACTAAATACGATTTTACAAAGTACATGACTAGCCACTTAGCACTAACTGGCAACGCATACGCTTTTATTAATCGCGACGTGCGAAACATTGGCATCGAGTTGCACCCAATCGCGCCGCAGTATGTAACGCCTGTTATGCAGGACGGCCTTTTATTTTACAAGGTTACACTTGCAGGATACCCTCCAATGATACCAGCAACGGAAATGCTACACTTCAAAGGAATGTGTGGCGATAATCCTTTGGTAGGTTTGAGCCCTGTAGTATTGCACGCCGAAACTTTAGGTATTGACTTGGCAGCAATCAGCCAGAGCGCAGGAGTTTATAAAAATGGAGTATTGAAATTTTTGTTAACGTCAGACGCGCAGATAAAAATAGATCAAGCGGGGCCGTTAAAGAAATCTTTGGATGACGTAATCGACGGGGCAAGCCGTAGCGCTGTGCTTCCCAACGGCATCAAGATGGAAAAATT